TATGCACTACTTCAACAGAGTGAGCGGTTTTAACGATGAATATTTCGCTAGAAAAAATATTCCTTTTGATAACGGGCATGTTAATGTTAGCAGCTTTACTGTTAACTATGAAGAGTATGACGGATTTGAAGATCGCGGGGAACTATCTTTTCCCAATCTGCCGCCCAACCAATGGTATATGGTTGACCTCTTCCCAGGTTTCAACTTTAACCTACGGGGTAGTGCCTATCGTAGTGACACAGTAACTCCACTAGGTCCTAATAAAGTGCTTATTGAATTTAAAGGTTACGGACTACGCAAAGACACGCCTGAAGAAAGAGCTACACGCATCAAACACCACAACAGTATCTGGGGACCGTTTGGACGCAATCTACACGAAGACCTTATTGGCGTTGCAGGGCAAGGTACCACAATGCGTGAAGGCACAGAAAAAAGAAACATTCTGCATGGTAGACATGAGAATTCGACAATACATGATGAAGTAGGCATGAGACACTACTATGGTGCATGGGGCGATTTCTTAGGTGTAAATCCAGCAAGACCACTGGAGCACCTACCCTATGTACAAGCGGCTGAGTGATCGTTGGTATCGTTTTTTAAGTTGGATAGTTAGAGACAACGGCCCAAAACACATGGGCCGGCGTTAGTTGGCTTTGGGGGTAGGATTCGAACCTACACGCTTAAATACATTGCAACACATACTTAAACAGACCATAAACAGTGGCCCACGTCTACCAAATTTCGTCACCCCAAACTGGTTGTTAGGCTGCTAATGCAATCTCTTGCTTATCTAGCGCCGCTATCATTCTTGTCATGCCAATGCCTCCTCCAACACGGGGGAAAAAGTCATAGGCAAGAAATTCTTCTAGTTCTGCTTCCACACGTTCTTTTGTAAACAGTTTGTAAAGCAGTTCACTGTATGCTCCATCTGTGATTGTATGGAATGTGTCACGCATTTGATCTACGTCTGTGCTACGTTCTGCACTGCCAATTGTTTCCATACCACCTAGGATGACATCAATCTTTTTACTGGTTACACCATCTTCATAACGACTCATGTTCCAGAAAGGACTTGTAAACTCTGGGAAGTCACAGATCATTGTGCTACCAAAGTCTGTAAACATTTGTGTTTCTTGTTCTGCCTTTAGTTCACCTTCTACACCATAGTGTGACTGCCATTCTGCATATGTCTTTTCTGTTGGAGTATCAAAACCTAAGTATTCGCATAGTTCATATTCCATTGCTTTTAGATCTTCTATAGTACCGGGCATTTCAAATTCAAACATTGGAAAGATTGTGTCATGTCTGCCTGGGATAGCATTAGGCTCTTGTCTATAACTTGTGCTGACACAAAAAAAGCCTTTCGATGAAGGCTTAGTAAGTAATTCATATTCTAACCACATCTGACCTGTTTGCGGCAAGGGCCAAACGTTACCTTCGTAATTGTATGTTGCTACATTAAACGGATCTTCGCATGCCGCTAGGATTGACAAACGGTTTTGTGTGTGTACTTCGTGAAAACCTTTGTCCATAAAAAAGGACCTTAATAGGCCCACTGTACTTGTAAACTTTGCTGGATCGATAAGTTGAGTCATTCTTTTTTCCTTTCCCGGTATTCAACCTAAAAAAATTTAGTCAAAAAAAATTGATTAAATCGTTCGTTTATTTAGTATTTCTATTTAAATTTTTTTACTGCTGCTTGCATCAAATTTATTAAATTTTCTTAGAATACTGCTCTGGCGTTGCGCAAATTTTTTAGGATTACAGTGATCGCAACAGTGCGCACTGCTACTACGATTAAGTTCCTTTGCTGTTCTTGTAAATAGACGTTCACAGTTATCGCATCTTATACTATACACTGTTTTGGTAGTCCAGCATTTTTGTTTGCGTCCATTTACTGTCCTATAGTAAAATGTGTTCAATTTTGCTTCATCAACTATCATAAAAATATTTAGCAATCGGCTAGGTACAATTAACTTATAAATACACAATAATTTAGGAGTCCAAAAACTATGGCAAAACAAACAGTTAATCTCGGAAGCAGTGCCAATGACGGAACAGGTGATCCGCTCCGCACGGCTTTTGATAAGATCAATGATAACTTCGACGAACTGTATCTTTACAGCACAGCGGCTAGTGGTAACAATATTACTATTACCGGAAATACTATTGCTAGTGACAATACTAACGGCAATATAATTTTAGATCCAAATGGCACAGGTCGTGTTGTACTAGCAACAGCAAGTGAACTACGCTTCACAGACCACACAGACAATGCTATTTTATATGTAGACGCAGATGGCGATGTGCAGATGTCAGGTGGACTAACATTTGATGGCACTAACGTTGCCACAACAGGAAGCATTAGTGTTAATAGCAGATTGAAGTTTGAGGATAATCGTATTACTACTCAGACTACAAACGATAATATTGATATAGATCCTGCAGGCACAGGACATGTTAACATTATTACAACTGCACAAGGAACCGTGGGTGCAGCAGGCAGTGCAAGTAATGTACCAAGTGCACCAGACACATATTTTCAGATTAAAGTAAACGGAACAACATATGTAGTACCAGCGTTTGCTGTAAGTTAAGGAGTGATTGATGTCTAGACAAACTATAAATGTAGGCACAAATCAAGACGATGGAACCGGCGATACCCTCCGCGAAGCGTTTATTAAAGTAAACAGTAACTTTGTTGAAATATATGGCGAAATCGGCGGCGATACTCCTAGTGATCTTAAACTTACTGGCAACACAATTACCACTGACGAAACAAATCTTAACATTATTTTGGACCCTAATGGAAGTGGTAAGGTTGAAGTTAGTGGTGATAGCCTGTTCCGTGGAGACACTGTTGCAACAGGCAGTATCCGCGGTGCTACGCTACAAGTAGATGGTAACGCAAATATTGATGGTGATATTACTATTGACGGTACCGCAACTATTGGTACACTGAGTATTAGTACAATAAGTGGAACAAACGCAACATTTACTGGAAACCTTGTAGTTAATGGTAATACTGATCTAGGTGATACAAGTAGTGACACAATTACAGTGACAGGACGTTTTGATAGCAGTCTAGTGCCTAGCGTTACTAATACCAATGACCTTGGTAGTGCAACACTACGCTGGAAGGACCTATATTCTCAAACTGTCAACACAAGCAGTGATGCTACAATAGGTGGCAACTTGGATGTTACTGGCAATGTTACAATCGGTGGTAATATTACAATTGGTGACAGTGATGCAGATACAATTAATGTCAATGCTGACCTAGGCGGTAATTTGGTACCTGACACAGACGGCACTTATAGTGTTGGTAGTGACACAAAACGCTATCTAAATGTGTTTACTGATGTATTACATGTAACAGACAAAGCAAGAATTGACTTGCTCAGTATTGAAAATAGCACAATTACAACAGAAGCAACAAACACAAATATTACTATTGATCCACAAGGCACAGGTATTGCTATCGTAGATGGACAATTGCGTGTAGATGGTACATTCCAGGTAACCAGTAGCCAAACAATTGACATGGGTAGTAACATTATTACCAGTGTTGGCACACCTAGTGCAAGTACGGATGCGGCAACAAAAGGTTATGTAGACACAAATATTGCTAGTTTTGGCACTATGTCAAACTTTAGTATTGCTGGTGATGATAGTAGTGCGCAGACAGTTACAGATGGTTACTTTATTGACTTCAATGGCGAAGGGTTAGTTACTACAACTGTAAGTGCTAATCAAGTAAAAATTAATGTCGCTACACAAACACTGGAAACAATTACCAATGCAGGTGCATCTACAGTTAACACAATTACAGTTGGTGCTGTTAACACAGACGGATTAAATCTAGTAGATAACAACATTAGTACCACTAGAAGCAATGATAATATTAACCTTATACCCAATGGTACAGGAAATGTAGCACTGGGTAATCTAGTTTTTGATGCAGACCAAGTAGTAGGTAGTGGACAAGACAACTATATTCTAACATATGATGATGCATCAGGCACTATTAGATTGGAAGC